AATCATCACACAGAAGAGTATCGTATACATATACCTTAATATCGGTGTTGTTGATGTCAGACATACAAGTTTCAGTGGTACTACCGCAAGAAGAAGTACCGCAACTAGATAAGCTTGAAACATCATGATTAATAAGATTTACTGCAACACGATGTCCTTCATTATCTTCTGCACTTTCTACTCTGTGAACGCGACGTCCTTCAATGCATCCATGATCATCACTAATGCATGGAGGATTAATAAACACACATCCTTCTACAAGGTTCTTTGCAGCATAATCAAGTGCAGCAGTTTTCCATGCGCTATCATCATTGGTATAGCACAAGAAACGACCACGACCACCAGCATATTGACTCTTGTTTCCTTTACCACTAAAAGCACCTAATTTAAGTGCCCAGATGAGTTCCTTGGTAGGATGATTGTAGTTAATTTTAACCTTTTGGTTAATTGATTGAGTACCACCATTGCTATACACGTTTTCAGCACCGGTAAATTGAACCTGTGTGAATAGATATTCGTGAGCAAGTTGAGCATATTTGCGTCGTTCGGAACTTTCGAGATAGACATAGTCAATCAAAAGACCAAGGTCAGCAAGAGTGTAGTTGCTCAGATTAGGAGCTTCACCAGTATAGACCATCAGTTTTTCAATGGGAGAAAGATATAGATCCAAACGAACCTCGTGATATTGAAGAGCAATCAGAGGAAGTGCTAGACCATAATTCTGACAGAACCAGAACTGAAGGGGGATCAGAAGTTCTGCAGCAGGAAGAAGAACTTCAGAACGACCATCATCTGCTTCCTTGCCGGTAAGAGTAGTAAGTTCATCAACATCACCAATTAATTCATTGTATCCACGTTCTTGTTCTTGAGTATGAGTAAGTTCATACCAGATATCCATCCACGTTCCATATTGTTTATCAATACTCATACCACCAACGAATAATTCAGCGTGTTGGATAAGAGCATGTCCCAAACGACGAACATATGCGATTTTATTAAGTTTGTTACCAACAACATCTGAACGAACTGCAGGAAGTCTTACACGAACTGCAGTTTTAGTCATTAAATCACCGTTACGTTGAATAATAGTAGTATGACGACCAAAAGAACGTCCTTCATATGATTGTTCAATTGCTTCTAGAGCAAAGTTAGTATGGCGACGGTAAATAACCTTAAAAAAAGTAATACTGGGATCACCAGTAAGATATACATCTTGTGCTCCATTTGCGACTAGACTGATAAGTGCTCCTCCGGACATTGTGAATTATATTATAAATTTAGAAAAAAAATTTTTATTATTTTTTATTTTTTATATGTTATTAATAATTTATAATTTATATAAACTCGATATATATTTTACTATATATCCTTTTACATATATCGTTGATAAATAATCATTTATTTTTTAACGCATTTCGTAATATCATAAAGAATTAACATATATTTAAATTTATTAATGTCTATTGCTGATTACAAATACAAACCTGACAAACATATTTTTATTCAAAACACTAGAACAATTGACGAAACACATCGTGAGTATATTGATAAGTTTAAAAAAGAAAATGAAAATTTAATTATTAAAAAAACACAGTTAAATAATATGAAAGACAAATTAAATGAATTAACACAAAATGTTGTTTTTAATAATTTCAGTAAAATAAATGAACTCAAAAAAAACATAAATAATTTAGAAAATGATATTAAAAATACTGAAAATCATATATCTGAAGTAAATTATTATGGTAAAATAGGTGAGGTATTATTTCAATATTATGATATTACTAATGGGATGTTATATGGAAAATTTACAGATGAACCGAAAAATATAATCAATATTTCTAATGAAGAAACATCAAAAATTAAGATAAGTAATGAACTATTAGAACTAACTAATCTAAATAAAAAAAAGAAAGACAAAAAACCTGTTAAAAAAAGAACTACATTTACAGAGGAACCAGAAAAAAATATTTTGAGTTATGTAAAAGATATTAGTATTATTGAAGAAGAAGATAAAATAAAAAAAGATAATATATGTAAAGCAACTTTACAAAATGAATATCTAATGATGGTAGATAAAGATTATGCATGTACTAAAGTAAAAACAAATGTTATTAAAAAATGTAAAAAATGTAATATTGATAAAATTATTATATATAATGATTCAATTATAACTTGTTCTAAATGTGGTGAAAGTGATGTTATATTCATAGAATCAGATGTTCCTACAAATAGAGAAAATTTTACAGAAAAACCTAAATATCCATATAAAAGAATAGGTCATTGTATAGAGAAATTAAACCAGTTCTTATGTAAAGGAAATATTAATATTCCTTCGTCTGTTTATAATATTATCAAGGATGAACTATTTAAACACAATATGAAAATGTCTGATATAAGTATTGATTTTATAGAAAAAATGTTACACAAACATAGATTAAGTTCCTATTATGAATATGTTTATTTTATCTATTGTAAAATGACAAATACAAAACCACAAACCATAACAAGAGAACAACACGAATTAATTATTAAAATATTTTGTAAAGCAGAAGAATTATATGAAGAAAAATATAAACCATATAATAGACATAATTTTATTAAATATACTTTTATTCTACATAAAATCTTTATTATGATTGGTAAAGAAGAAATTGCTAACCATTTTAAATTATTAAAAAGTCAAATAAAAATGAAAGAACAAGAATCCATTTGGTTACAAATTTGTTCTGATCCAGATTGGAAATTTTAATGTGTGTTATTTCATATCTATAAAATATATAAATATAAAATATTACAATGAGCAACAGTTTTTTTAATAATGTAGATACTTCATCTGATGAAGAATTTGAAAAAAAAGAAGATTTGTCTAGATATACTGTTGTTGATGCATCTAATTTAACTGCAGACCCTGTTATTGAAGCACAAAAATATTGTTTATTATCATTTATGTCACCTGAAGGTATTATGAATTGTAAAGTTCGTGCTGTTAAATTTAGAGGTGCATTTCCTACATTAGAAGAAGCCAAAAAATATGCCGAAAAATTAGAAAAACACGATGAATATTTTAAGATTTTAGCAGGTGAAACAGGTAAATGGTTAGACTTTGACCCACCTATCACACGAATTGAAAAAGAAGTTTCATCTAATGAAAAATACCAACAAATTCTAGATACACAAAATAAACAAAGATTGGAAGAAATGAACAAACTTGCAGGAAAATATAAAGAGTCAATCGAAAAGAAAAACAAAGGTCAAGAAATGAGAAAGAAAGAACTTACAAAAACAAATGCAGCCAACAATGTTTTAGAAAAACACGAGAGAGAAAAAAATGGAACCTTAAATGATAATTTAGATAATGGTACTGAACAAAATAACAATCTTGAACAAAATGATAGTCCTGTACAAAATAGTCTAGATAGTGGTCTAACTAGTAGTCAAACGAGTAGTCAAACGAGTAGTCAAACTAGCAGTCAAAGTAGCAGTCTAACCAGTAGTCAAAAAACAAAAGGTCGTGATGCTATTTTTCAAAAACAAATGGACAAATTAAGAAAGAAATTACAAGAAAAGAAAGAAGCAACAAGTTCTGCAACAAGTTCTGCAACAAGTTCTGCAACAAGTTCTGCAACAAGTTCTGCAACAAGTTCTGCAACAAGTTCTGCAACAAGTTCTACAAATACTTCTACTAATACTTCTACTAATACTTCTACTAATACTTCTACTAATATTTCTACTAATACTTCTATTTCTACAGACAATATCAACAAAATGAAACAATATGTAGATAAAAAACAATAATTTATTTTTTCTGTTTATTTATAAATATGTAGTTTATAAATATATATGTTTAAAACATTTCTATTAACTGTATTTATAATAGGTATAATGATGATGGTTATGGATATGAACAAAAATAATGTTTGTACTCAACCAAAAACAATTTATAAATTCATACCTAGAACATTTCAAGAAGAATTATCATTATCACCACAAGCATCTGATGTTTTTAGAACAATGTTTAAACAACCTGACCCGTGGATAGAAAGTATTGACAATTTAACAATGTCAAAACGAGAGGATATAAATCAGTTTTTCATTACACAGATGTAGGTATTAGGTATTAGTTCTTATTTTTTTGTAAAGTATCTGGTTTATGATTTGGTGGACTATATATAGAATATAATTTAAGTTTATCATCACCAGTGTTTATTATATTATGCCACGTATTTTTGGGTATAATAATTGCTGAACCATCTACTAATTTAATTTTCTGTATAACTTCATCATTATTATTTGTTATGATTGCTAATCCATTTCCTTTCTCTACGCGAATAAATTGGTCTATTTTTGTATGTTTTTCTAATCCTATTTCTACTTTTGGTTTCAATGACATTACAACTAGTTGCATATTTTTGGTTGTCATTAACACTTTTCTATAGTATGTATTTTTTAATGTGTTTTTTTCGATGTTTGTATGGAATGCCATTATATGATAAAAATTGAAATTTTATAATATATGAGTAATTCATTATATAGTTTAAATAAAAAAAATTAACTCGAACGAAAATGAGAATATTGTTTTTCGGAAACAAAATATACTTTGAAGCGCCACATGCGACGAAATCAGACACAATCTGGTTTAAACACACGAATAAACATGGGAATATAAAATTTGAAAAACGTTCAAAAGGTGAAATGCTGTTGATGCATACATTTGGTGATAAAAAAGGTTTGATAATTACCTTGTGTGGCTCTTTTCATTCTGTGAAAATTATAGATAAAACAGAAGAACGATTTTGCAACTTCTGTAACGAAATTGCATGTTCAACTTATGGATGTAATAAATGTGATATGGATGCTTGTAATAATTGCGTTGATCATTTGAAAACCATTTCATTAGGAACTGTTTCAAAACATAATAAAAAATTGGCTAAACGAACTTTAGACCCAACCACCAACCCGACTGTTGACTCAACTGTTGTCTCGACTTCTGAACCAAGAAGCAAAAAGTTGAAAAGTCCACCTTTTGAAAGTCCACCTTTTGAAAGTCCACCTTTTGAAAGTCCACCTTTTGAAAGTCTACCTTTTAAAACTTTTACGTCTCCCACAACTGCAGGTAAGCAATTTAAATATAGGATGCCATATTCTATGGAATATGCTAATCGTGTACCTTATGGAGATAGTGGGTTTGGGTCTGTTTGTGATCCTTATAAGAGAGAACCATATTTGGATGAATATGGTCGCGCTGTTCCTGTTTTTAAACCAAATTCATCTAGTGAATATAAGAGAGTTTTACCAGTTTTATCGCCTTCAGAACAAGCTACTAATGTCATAACAGGTCATCTTTTTCTGAATTAATCATTAAAGAAAGTTCAAGATAATTTTGTTTATTGTAAGTATAAATTTTGTACCAATTTTTGTCTAACTCTATGTATTTTTCTTTATTTTTAATATACATATTATGATATTTACCACCAGACATATTTAATGTATTAATATGATCATACATTTCATTTAATTTATGTTTCAAAACATCATTAGTGTTATCATATAATTGTAAATAATAAAGATTTTTTAAAATTTTATGTTGAAGCATAAGTTGTACGTGTTTTATGAATTCTTTATTTCCTTTTACATCTGTATTTCCTTTTACATCTGTTGTATATTCGTATAATTTGATAGTTCGATATAAAATAGAACCTCCATCGTGTTTAAATACAGGTTCATACCATGTTGCAGGTATATTTTTAAAACCGTGATATGCACCTAATATTTGTCCAACAACTGAACCTACTGAATCAGCATCACCTCCCATACTAGTTATTCGTAAAATAGCATTATTATAATCGTTACCATAATTGTAACATATATGTAGAGCCATTGCTAAACATTCCATACAATAGGAACCTATATATTCATCATTCATATTAGGATATTCATATTTAGGGTTTTTCCAATTTGATATTTTTAACTCTTTTCCTGTTTTATTTTTATATATTATTTCTTGACAGTTTAATAATTTCATAACATTATCTTTCTTTTCTTGATTTAATGTAAAATCTTTAATAACAAACAATATATCTTCTTTTATTATAATTTCTTGTATGTATTCATCAATGCAATCTTTAATTTTTTTAGTATCCGTTCTTTTTATTAATTTACATAATATATATACCATAACTATACAACAATATGCTGCTTCAAAACCTTGATGTGTTACTTTAGATTGTTTATATGCTACTTCAATTGCTAAATTAATATTATTATAATATCGTATCGCTACAGGACATAATCTCATAATACTGCCATTACCAGACGTATTTATATCACCTGCAGTTGTGAATTCTATAGGATTATCTAAAAAATTTGTGAATGAATCTCCTATATTTCCACCACGACCACAACTATTATCTTTTTTATTATCTGTGCCATATTTAATTTTATAAAAACTATTGTTTAATCCTTTGTACCACCATAGTATAAATCTCAACATACAATCTTTAGGGACAAAATTATTATTTTCTAATAAACTATCCAGTAAACATAATCCCATACTACTGTCATCTGTCCAATGACCTTTTTTTAATTTAAATTTACCTATATTATCATTCATATTATCTATGTCTAGTAAACCATTTTTTAATTTAACTATAATATCGGTATATGTTATTTTTTCTTCTTTTTTATTTACAAGATTATTAGGTGGCACAAATTCAGTTGCATGACCAAAACCATCTGCAATAACCATAGACATAATACTACCAGCACATCTATCTAATATTGGATTTTTTTTTATAAATTCTATATTTTTTTTTGTTTCATCACCATATAATAATAAATTATATGATAATTCACTATTATGAGTACTAATAAATTTTTTAAATTCATCAAATTTAGCATTATTTAATCCCAAATCAATATAATATTCGGTTGTTAATATATTTTTTTTAAAATCATCATAATTAGTAGTTCCATTATAATCATATATTGCAAAAACTATATGATCAAAATCATTTATATATTCCAATATGTATTTTTTATATAGTGGTGCGACAAAAATAGATGGATTTCCAAAAGCACCACAACCAAAAGCACTCAATACACAATGTCTCACTTTATTTTTTTTCATTGTTTCAAACTGTGCTTTTATTTTTCCATCCATTGAATCATTATTATATGATTTATTTGGTTTTGGTGGTATATCACGCAAATCATCTGCAGCAGCTTTTAGTTCCCAGAATGGAAAATATTCTGTATTTTTTAGTAATTCATATCCACTAGGCAATGAATTTACAAATTCCTTATTTTCTTTACCTTTAATACATACACGAGGTTTCATATCTAGTTCAACTAAACCGTTTACACCATTTATTAAATCAGTTTTTTTATTTTTATTATCATATGCTTTTGGTGCATAAAAATGACAAGAACTACGTCTCCACATATTTTCTTCTTGAGCAGACCTACCTTCTACATAACCGCCACCAACTATATGAGCATTTGCCATATTTAGAACAGCATATATATTACCATATTTTCTTGTAACATCTAATGTTATTTCACCCCAATCACCAGAAAATATTTCTACTTTTTTATGTATAGATGATTTTGATTTTGACCATTCCACAACATTATCTATTGATTTATTTGTATATTTTACAAGATTGCTTATACCTTTTGGGTCTTTTTTTACAAAC